GGCCGTCTATGCGCAGCCGAACGTTCAGGCCTTCCGTGCCGATATCCACGCGCTCGACCAACAGCGCCACGATGCGCGCCTGCTCGGCAGGGAAGAGTTCGTCCCACAGCGGGTCGAGCTGCTGCAGCGCCGTGCGGACGTCGGCCTCGGTGATGTCGTCAGCATGGGCGCGCGCAGCCTTCCATGTGCCCGCCACGATCTCGGGCTGGCGGAAGACGGCGCGAAGCTGATTGATGACGGCCGTTTCGATTTTGCCCGCTGGCACGCGACCGAGCGGGCACGACCCGGCACCATGCTTCAGAACTGTCTGGCTGACATAGTAGCGGTAGAGTTTGTCGACCTTGCGGGTGTGGGTCGGCGAGAACGCTGCGCCGTCTGGTCCGTAGAGCAAGCCTTTGAGCAGCGCGGGCGTATCGGCGCGGGTGCGGGCAGCGCGGGTGCGGGCAGCGCGCTTGCGGGGGCTCTCCTTCAGGATCGCGTGGACTTTGTCCCAGATATCTTTGTCGATTATCGCGTCATGCTCGCCCGGGTAACTTTCGCCCTTGTGGACCGCCTCGCCGATGTAGGCGCGGTTGTTGAGCATTCGGTAGAGATACTTCTTGTCGATCCGGTTGCCGCGCGGGGTTCGGATGCCTAGCTTAGCGACCTCTCGGGCCAGTTCCGTGCCAGAGCCAATTTTGATGAACCGCTCGAATGCCCAGCGGACATGGGCCGCACGCTCCGCGTCGATCACCAGCTTCCGGTTCTCCACCCGGTAGCCGTAGGGCGGTACCCCGCCCATCCACATACCTTTTTTGCGGCTGGCGGCGACCTTGTCGCGGATGCGTTCGGCTGTCACCTCGCGCTCGAATTGTGCGAAGCTGAGCAGGATGTTCAGCGTGAGCCGGCCCATCGACGTGGTGGTGTTGAAGGACTGCGTCACAGAAACGAAGGTCACGTCATTGCGGTCGAAGACGTCGACCAGTTTCGCGAAGTCGGCCAGCGAGCGACTGAGGCGGTCGATCTTATAGACCACGACCACGTCGACCAACCCTTCCTCAATGTCAGTCATCAACTGTTGCAGGCCGGGTCGTTCCAGCGTGCCGCCAGAGATGCCGCCGTCGTCGTATTGATCGCGCACAAGCACCCAGCCTTCGGAGCGTTGACTGGCAATGTACGCTTCGCAGGCCTCACGTTGTGCATGCAGGCTGTTGAATTCCTGCTCGAGCCCTTCCTCGGAGGACTTGCGCGTGTAGATCGCGCAGCGCAGTTTCCGGACAATGGATTTGGTCATGCGCTCCTCCGATGGTTTTTCAGGCCGAAGAACACCCAGCCGTTCCAGCGTGTGCCGGTGATGGCACGAGCGATGGCGGAGAGTGATTTGTAGGGGCGGCCTTGCCACTCGAAGCCGTCGGCAGTGACGGTGACAACGTGCTCAACACCTTGCCATTCACGGATCAGCCGCGTGCCGACGATGGGCATTTGGTCGGCGCGGACGCGGCTCTTTTTCCGGTCACCGCCGTCCAGCTGTTCTCCTAGGGCTTCCAGCCTTTTCACGGTCTCCGGCTTCAGGCCGCCATAGGCCAATTCCTGAATTCGGTACGCGAGACGGCTTTCAAGGTAACGACGATTGAACGGCGGCGGCTCGCTGTCGAATAGATCGCGCCACTGCGCCTTCAGGTCTGGCGTCGATGTAGTATTGAGCGCGGATATGCGCGCGGGGATCGGATCGTGGGTCGTCATGCATTTCTCCGTTGAGTTGGAGTTGCATGACCGCTCTGGTGCGCTGAGTTGTGTAGTGCAAAGTCTCCGCATTCCGCAGAATTCTTTCTGGTTTCTCGGTGTCTCAGCCGAACGAGACCAAGTGCCAAAAGCCTGCACAACTCCGCACGCCTGTCCTGTTTACTCATTCGCTCGGCAGGCAAGGGATTGGGACCGATGTGGGCTGTCAGATAAGTTTTTGCATGGCCAAACGGTATCCGAAGACCCGCGAAAAACAATTGCAATCAAATTGTTATGGGAACGGTGCGCAAACAAGCGTAGTGAGTGGGAAGTGATGCGGTCTACGTCCTAGCAGGGTCGCGCTTTTGGAGTTGATTGTCGTCTGCGATCTGGTTCCTTGTGATCCGGTGTCGTCCTGGCCGTGTATTAGAGTTCGCGTGCAAACCACCGAATTCGCCCAACGACATGGACCTCATCCACCGTGCGCTCGTAGGGTCCATAAACCGCGTTGTCCGAAATCACTCGCACCGCTGACGGATCGCTGTTTGGGATGTGTTCGAGCCGTTTGGCCACGAGCCCCATGCCATCATCAAGAACAAAGATGCCAGGTGGGCTAGGCGTTTTACGCGACATGTCGACAAGGACCGCGTCCCCATCATTTAGCGTGGGGATCATACTGTCTCCTTGGACGTGCATGATCCGCAATTGAGACGGGCTGGCCTTCAGCTTGTCCCGGATCCAAGAGCGGCGGAAGTGATACGCGCGCCCCGGGTTCTCCAAGGTTTCGTCTACAACTGCTCCGCCTCCCATGGAGGGCCGCGGCGTCGCATGGGCGACAGCGACAAAAGTCTCGTCGGGATTATCGATGAACGGAGGTTTACCTTCTACATCTCCAATGCCGTGGAGAAGCCAATCCCGCTCGACCTTGAGGACGCGCGACACCTCCTCGAGCTTCTCCATTCCAGGCTTGGTCGAACGGCCGCGCAATATGTCATAGACAAAAGAGCGGTTCACACCGGCGAGTTCCGCGACATGCGCCGGACTGATGCCAAGCTGATCGGCACGGGCACGCAAGCGGTCAGCGAGGGTGTGGTGCATAGATTTCCCCATCCAGTTGTGGACAAGAAAGGATAAGACAGGATTGATCCATCGCGGTCAAGCCAATATGAACATAGGGTGAACACGAAGCTAAGGAATCGCCAGAAGGAGCCGGGTGTGCGGATCGAGAAAATGTACTTCCCACTCCCGGAAATCCTCGAGAGGTGGAATGTCACAGAACCCGATCTCGTCTACTTGGCAGAAAACGACAAACTGCGCCTGTCTCTCCGTGTGTTTGATCTGACAGTCGAGTTCGGCGATTTCGAGAAAACTGGAGATGGCGGGCGATCTCGCATTCCCTGGGAGCGTGGGCCGTTCTCGGGTTTGTTGGACCTGCGGCCTCAAGATGTGCATCAGCTTTTTCGGTGCGGCGAACTACACCTTCGCGAGTTTCGGACGCCGGGTGCCGCCTATGCGCAGCTTGCTTCGGAGAGTGATCCCGTCTTTGTGCTCATTGGAGATCTTCTCATAAGGCGAGAAGAACGCGATCGTTTTGAACTTGATACCGGCTTTCGGTGCGAGGGTAACGACGAAGAAGCCGGGATGTTTCTGGCCTCGCAGGATTATCAGGACGTGCGCTGCAACGGTGTGCGGTTTCGACTGGGGCCGATCCAGGCTGAAGTGGTGCGCGCCCTGCATGAAGCTGCCCTTGCGGACGCCCCTTGGCAGAACGGCAAATCGATCCTTCAAGCCGCGGGCTCGCGCAGCCTGAAGATGTCCGATGTCTTCAAATCCCAGAAACACTGGCGGGACCTTATTCGCTCAGATCGCCGTGGCGCCTACCGACTCAATGTTGAATAGGCCTGCGTCGCAAGACGCGCTTCCTGTCGTCAGTGTGGGATGTGCAGTGGGATGGAGGGGGATGAGCATCCCACTCAAGTAGGTTGGGGTCTGTCCACTATGGCAGTCTTGATCCCCCTCCGTATCCCACCACGATCCCGACGACATCCCACAGCGTAATTTCGCAAAGTCCTCTCAGAAAACACAACTGAGGAGACAACGATGCCAGCCAAGCATTGTCTGAACCAGAAGGAGTTGGCCCGTCGCTGGGGCCTCTCGCACCGGACCCTGGAGCGGTGGCGCTATGCCGGTGAAGGGCCGGCGTTCCTGAAACTCGGCGGACGGGTGCTCTACCGCATCACTGATGTGGAGGCGTTTGAGACCAGCCAGCTACAACGCGCACGCGTCGTTCAGGACGCCGTTGCCAAGAGCCAGCAGGCTGCGCGGCGTCTGACAGCGGATCCCACCCGGGTAACAAGGGCATGCTGATGTCCTTTCCAGTCTCTCACGCACAGTGCGCGCCGTCTCCTCCGCTGACCGATATCGCTCTCTGTGCCTGGATCGCTCAAGCAGATCCCGGCGACCGTCTCGAATATCACCGCGGGTTTCTCGGCGTGGACACCATGCCGGGCATGTCGACGATGCCAGAGCTGGATCGGCGCTGCCTTTCGGCGGTGGCGACGGTGGCATTGCGCGCCTTTGAAGAAGGCTTGGTACATCTCGTCCAGCTTCGGATCGAAACCGACCGTTGGGCCTATGTCGCCATCGCGCGCAAACGCCCACCGGGCTCACCCATCCCACTCGCAACCCTTCTGCCAGAGCCAAAGGCTGCCTGATGGCCTGGCTTGATCACTTTGCCTCCAATGGAGATCCATACATGCCTTTCCCTGACAACACCCTAGCCGTTGAGGATCTGGGGACACTTTCCCTCTCTGAGATCGCGGACCTACCAGTTGAGTTGTTGGCACTTCTGCAGGCCGAAACCGATGCCCTTCTGAAGCGTGCGAAAGCGGCCAAGGCGCGCCTGGATGCCGGTTTGATCCAGCGGTTCGGCGAACGCGCCGCGCAAGAACGACGCGCACAGGGCAAAGACACCGGCACGGTCCGGTTCGACGATGGTGATTTCACCGTCGTTGCCGATCTGCCGAAGCGGGTGGATTGGGACCAGGCACAACTTGGTGACGTTGTCGAGCGCATCCGCGCCTCGGGTGACGACCCCGCGCAGTATGTCGACATCGCGATCAAGGTACCGGAGCGGAAATACAGCGCCTGGCCCGATGGCATTCGCGCCAGCTTCGAGCCCGCACGTACCGTCCGCGTTGGTGCCTTGAAGGTTACGCTGAAGGCGCAGGGGGCCGACCAATGAGCCTCCCTATCATCAGCGCCGATGAACGCCTGGCCGAGCAGCGCGGCATCAAGGGCTGCATCTTCGGGGTCAGCGGAATTGGGAAAACCTCGCTCCTGTGGACCCTCGATCCCGCCCGCACGCTGTTCATGGATCTTGAAGCGGGCGATCTCGCCATCGAGGGCTGGGCGGGTGACAGCATCCGGCCGCACACCTGGACCGAATGCCGGGATTTCGCGGTGTTCATCGGCGGGCCCAACCCGGCACTCCGCGATGAGCAGCCTTATAGCACGGCGCATTATGCGGCCGTCTGTGACCGCTTCGGCGATCCGGCCGAACTGGACCGCTACGACACCATCTTCGTGGACTCGATCACGGTTGCCGGGCGGCTGTGCTTTGGCTGGTGCAAAGGTCAGCCGGAAGCGCTGTCGGAGAAGACCGGCAAGCCGGATGTCCGCGGCGCCTACGGGCTGCACGCGCGCGAGATGATCGGCTGGCTCACCCATCTGCAGCACACGCGGGCCAAGAATGTCTGGTTCGTCGGGATCCTCGACGAGAAGCTCGACGACTTCAATCGCAAGGTTTTCCAACCGCAGATCGACGGCTCGAAGACCGGGCTCGAGCTGCCGGGGATCGTCGATGAGGTGATCACCATGGCGGAACTGAAAGCCAACGGCGGCGATCCGTACCGCGCCTTTGTCTGCCACACGATTAACCCCTGGGGTTTCCCGGCTAAGGACCGCTCGGGACGGCTTACCCAAGTAGAAGAACCCCATCTCGGCCGCCTGATGGCGAAGATCCGAAAACCAGCAACACCGGCAACTGACAGGCTGACCTTCGCCCCGCCACCCGCCGATCCGGCGGCCGACGAACAATCCCAACCGCAATCCTGAACATAGAAGGAGGTTCCCAATGGGTTCCTGGAACGACTTCAACGACGCGCAGAGCAACACCAACCTCATCCCCAAGGGAACGCTGGCCAAGGTGCGCCTGACCATCCGCCCTGGCGGCTTCGACGACGCCTCGCAGGGCTGGACCGGCGGCTATGCCACGCGCGGCTCGACCGGCGCGGTTTATCTCAACGGTGAGTTCACGGTGACGGAACGCCAATATGCCCGGCGGAAGATCTTCACACTGATCGGGCTTCACAGTCCCAAGGGCCCGGACTGGGCAAACATGGGCCGCAGCCTGGTGCGCGGCATGTTGAACTCGGCGCGCGGGATTTCCGACAAGGACATGTCGCCCGAGGCGCAGGCCGCACGGCGCATCAACGGCTTCGCCGATCTCGACGGTATCGAGTTCGTGGCCCGCATCGACATCGGCAC